AAGTCTGCGATATTCTTGCCCAACACAAACAATTGCCAGTACATGTGTGGACTCACAGCGCACTGTCAATTCTCTACTAAAAAGGAAACTATATGAGTGAAGAATGGAAGTTACAGGTTTCGTATAAAACACCGGGTGGCGATATGATTAACGTCCGTGCCAACACGGCTGATGAACTTAGTGTATTGCTAGAAGGTATTGGTGACTACTCGACTCAAGTCGCAGCAGTACAAAGAATGGTCGTTGGCGCATACAATGCAGCCCCTTTGGGGACACCGCCTTCAATGCCAGACACCGTGCCCGCTCCATCCTCAATGCCAGCCCCGGTAGCGCCTCCATCCGCTACGCCGACAAGCGGACCAGTATGCATACACGGAGCGAGGAAGTACAGGTCGGGAGTGTCAGCCAAGACGGGTCAGCCATACGCGTTCTGGGCATGTCCAACACCACAGGGGACGCCGGACCAATGCAAGCCAGCGAACTAAAGCAAGAGTTGTTTCCATTTTAAATATTAGGGAGGGGATGTAATGCGCACACTTACGAGGTCTGTGGGACGTGCTTCAATAGGTGGCGAGCCTCTCCCTAGTTGCTTTAAGGCGTTTGAATCTAATAAGATTATTATTAGACGTTCAGAAGTATCAATGTTTGCGGGTGCTCCAGGGGCGGGTAAATCTACACTCGCCCTAGCACTTGCACTTAAGACTAACGTCCCAACTCTTTATGTTTCAGCAGACACCAATGCACATACTATGGCTATGCGTTTAGCATCTATGATTTCTGGCAAGAGCCAGAGCGATGTTGAGCAGAAGTTAAACAATGACATTGGTTGGACTAAGGCTGTGCTGCAAAAGGGCAGTCATATTGTTTGGTCATTTGAATCTAGCCCAACCCTTCAAGATATAGATGAAGAAGTGCAATCCTTTGAAGAGTTATGGGGTTGTCCTCCAACGTTAATCATAATAGATAACCTAATGGACGTAGCCACCGATGGTGGTGAAGAGTTCGCATCCATGCGAGCCATCATGAAGGAGTTGAAGTACCTTGCTAGAGCAACTAATGCAGCGATTGTCGTATTACACCACACTTCGGAAGCAGTTCCTGGAACGCCTTGTCAGCCAAGAAGCGCGATACAAGGGAAAGTTTCTCAGTTACCTGCCCTCATATGTACGCTTGGCACTGTTGGCACGTCAATGGGCGTGGCATCAGTCAAGAACCGCTACGGTAGAGCAGATGCAGGCGGAACTCTCATGACTTGGTTAGCATTTAACCCAGAGTATATGTACGTTGAAGATATACCGGAGAATTCATGAACTCACAAGAGTTAATCTCTGCACTTAATCAGAAAATACAGTTACATACAGAAGTTATCAAGAATAATGGGCTAGGTTTAGTCAAATGTTCTTCTTGCAACAAATTAATTAGGAACCATGAGTATACCAATGGGTTAATCTATGCCTATCGAGACATTATAAGTCTGGTGGCATACCATGACGAGCCGTAAATCACATAAAGCAAGAGGAGCAACCTTTGAAACAGATATTAAAGATTGGTTTCGCGCTAATGGGTACGATGCGGAAAGGCTTGCGCGTACTGGTGCAAAAGATGAGGGTGATGTGGTTGTACGAGCGGACTTCCTTGGAAATATTGGGGTTATTGAAGCCAAAGCCCCGGGTGCAGGCAACGCTATTGACCTCAGCGGTTGGACAAAAGAGGCGCAAACAGAAGCAACGCATTATGCGGAAGCAAGAGGCATCAAAAGGGAAGCAATCTTAGCAGCAGTAGTTATTAAGGCACGTGGGAAATCCATCTCAGATGCCTACCTAGTATTAAGGTTGGGCGATGTATTCGGTGGATGATTTACCAGATATTGCGATAGTATTGGCTCATTATGGTGCCAACATTACTCGTACTGGTAGACAAGTAAACGTAAAGTGTCCGTTCCATAATGATTCACACGCAAGTGCAAGTTTCAATACGCAAGATAACATCTTTAATTGTTTTGCTTGCGGTATGCAGGGCAACAGTATTCAAATTATTGCTAGGAAAGAGGGGGTGGATATAAATGAAGCAAAGTCTATCGCAGAAGGAATTACTGGGGAAAGCCATGAGCAAGTACGCGGGAAACATCTTTCAGGCAGAAGATTACCTACTAAGCAGGGGTATAACTCGGGAAGTAGCACGGGTGGCTCGATACGGCGTAGTCGTGGAGCCTGAGGTTGGTCATGAAGCATTCATCGGTCGCCTCTCGATACCTTACATTACTAAAACGGGTGTTGTTGATATCCGTTTCCGTTCTCTTAATCCTGCAGTTGAGCCAAAGTATATGGGCATGACAGGTGTTGAGACAAAGATGTATAACGTATTAGATATTGAACGTGCTGGTGACTGGATTGGAGTGTGCGAAGGTGAGTTGGACACTATTACTCTTAGTGGCTGTGTTGGCATCCCCTGTGTTGGAGTACCGGGTGCAAACAGTTGGAAGAAACACTACACTAGATTACTTGCGGACTTTGAACGAGTCTTTGTCTTTGCAGATGGAGACCAACCGGGGAAAGAATTCGCCTCTAGTCTTGCCAGAGAATTGCCAGTTACTATCGTTGCCATGCCAGACGGAGAAGATGTTAATAGTTGTTACGTAAAATACGGTTCAGATTATATCAGAGAGAAGGCTGGCTTGAATGAGTAATAGAAAGTTACCTCCCGTACCTCCTTGTTCTGTGTGTGGGGAGCAGTTCGCTAATGTATTTGAAGCGACAGACCACTTAGTTGAAGAAGGTGGAGAAGAAGTATTCGACCCTAAACTAATCCTTCCCGGTGGTTACTCTCTAATGATTGGTTCACTACTACGTTGTATATATGGATATGCCAATAATCCAGAACAGATATCGCGTATAACTCAATCTACTTACGCTACATTATATGCTGCAGAAATCAGTCCTAAAGGGATGCAAAATCTTATAGAAGAGATGGTTGTTGATGAACAGATGAGCAACTTCAATGTTGAACTAAAGAAACTACTAGAGAATGAATCCCCTAAAAATGACGAAACTGGAGCGTGAAGAAATATGGACAATCCTAAACTATCTGCTGTCGCATGGTCTGAATATAACCAAACGAACTATAACAAGTACGGACTTAATAGTGGAGATAACGATACCAAGGTTGAATTCCTAGATGAGTTTATGGGTCATGCTCGATTCGCAAGCGATGCTCAAAACGTAGCAGAAGAACTAATTGATTTACTAATCAGTAAGCATCATGATTACGGTCCTAAGAACATAGCCCAGTCTCCTGGCGGTGCATTAAACGGGCTACGTGTACGTCTGTGGGATAAGTTGGCTAGACTAAATAATCTAGTAGATACCAATGCAGACCCAGAGCATGAGAGTTTAGAAGATACGTTTAAAGATATGGCTAACTATGCAATCATAGGATTGCTAGTACTTAGAGGAAAGTGGGATACTGAATGAAGATATTCGGACCATACAAAGGGAGTAAGCAAAATGGCGGACGACCAATCTACGTTTTTAAGCGAAAGCGAAAAGACGGAAGTGTTGAAACTACTTCAAGTAATAAGGCAAGGGTTGATTACGAGAAGAAAACAGGAAAAACCTTATCGCGCAGCACCGACGTTGACCATAAAGATAACGGCGGAAGAGCAGGCAAAGACGGACACAGCAACCTTCAAACTATGTCCCACTCAAAAAACGTTGCCAAAGAAAATAAGCGTCGCGCAGGTAAAAAAATTGTTAAGAAAACTATTAAGAAAGTGGTAAAAAAGAAACCATGAAAACAATAGTTTGCGTGTCAGATTTACAGATACCATACCACGATAAGCGGGCGGTTGAGAACCTCGCAAAGTTCATCAAAGCGTACAAACCTACCGAAGTCGTATCAGTTGGTGACGAAATGGATATGCAAACTATATCTAAATGGTCTAAAGGTACGCCATTAGAGTATGAGCGTTCCATAGGTAGAGATAGAGACACTACAGTTAGAGTGCTTGAGGCACTCAAGGTTAAACATATGATACGTTCTAATCATACTGATAGGTTATTCAATACAGTAATGATGAGAGCGCCGGGGTTGCTAGGGCTACCAGAGTTAGACTTACCACAGTTCCTACGCCTAGATGATATCGGTACTACCTACCATACCAAGCCGTATGAGTTGGCTCCTAATTGGTTGCTAATGCACGGCGATGAAGGCTCTATTAACTCCACAGGAGGGCTTACAGCCCTTAATTTAGCCAAGCGTACGGGCAAGAGTGTTGTATGTGGACATACTCACCGCATGGGTCTTACCCATTCGACTCAAGCCTATGGTGATAGCACACCTAAAACTATCTGGGGTATGGAAGTTGGCAACCTCATGAAGTACAAGGATGCTAAGTATATCAAGGGTGGTCTATTCACATGGCAGCAAGGATTTGGTATCTTGCGTGTTGAAGGTAACGTAGTTACTCCACAGGTTGTACCCATTCAAAAGGATGGTACGTTTATTGTAGATGGAAAGGTGTGGGGTCGATGAACTGGGAACGTATCGAACCTTGGGACTATGTAGTCATAGCCGTATCTGCTGAGTACCATAAGAAGTATGACATGGTTGAGTTAGAGGACATCAAGCAATCACTTTACCAATGGTTCCTGGAACACCCTAACAAGTTAGATGAATGGGAAGCCGTAGGCAAAAAGGACGCTAAGAATCTTATCTATCGTTCCTTACGCAATCAAGCATTAGATTATTGTCAACGTTGGAAAGCCAAGACACTAGGCTATGAAGTATCAGATTTATTTTACTATGATATAGAAATGATTGAAGCATTACTACCTCCGGTACTACGTGGAGAGTTTGGCGTTACTCACAAATTAAACCTAGGTAAAACAGGTAAGCCACCAGCACCATCAGAAGGTGGAAACCTAATGGCTATGATGGTTGAAGTGAGTTCTGCATACAAGAAACTCAGCACAGAGGATAGGGCTGTACTGTTCTACAAGTATGCAGAATCACTTGATTACGGCGCAATTGCTAGCCTAATGGAGATAGGTAGCGAGGATGCTGCCAGAATGCGTCATAATCGTGCTGTTAAGAAGTTGATAACTAGAATCGGTGGCTTCCGACCTAAGTTAGATAAAGATAGCA